TTCGTCCAATGGCCGACATTTCAATTTGATGCCAGACAAAACAATTTCTGCTTTAGGCAGATTCTCAAGCTCTTCTTTTGCGGCTTCCATGCCCTGCTTTAAATAGTTTTGACGGGCACGCTTTGCAGCACATGATTCGCATTCGCCAAGGCTGTTAAGTTTCAAAAATAGTCCAAACTTCCCACAGGTTTTGCACCGTGCCATATACTCTCCTATAGTTTGCGGCAAAGCCCAACGGCCTTGCCTTCAATCGTGATTTCATTCATAGCCTCTCCCATGCGAATGATGGTTGGAAATGCCGGGTTTTCGGCGCGCAGTTCGATGTGGTCCTTAAAAACAAACACGCGCTTGAGCGTGGCCTCACCGTCAATGAGGACGGCAGCGACCTGGCCGTTCTCAACCATCGGCTGGCAGTGTATGGCGACAACATCGCTGTCCTTAATTTTCGGCTCCATGCTATCACCCTGGCAGAGCAATGTAAAATCGGCGTGCCAATCGCTGGGGACTTCATCGTAAGCGTCTATGTTCTCCTCTGCCGTGATAGGCTCGCCGCAAGCGATCTGGCCGACGCGCGGCACGCGGTCACGCTGGGGCAAGGGTTGGAACCCGGCGGGGATTGTGGCCGTGACGTTGTCATATTTTCCAACATCGTACCCCATAAGCCAAAGAGGATTTATGCCAAGCGCCTCCGCCAGCGCATTGATGACTGGCCGCTTAGGGACGCGGACACCTGTTGTGTATGCGCTGATTGCCTGCTTTGACATTCCTATTTGGTCGGCCAATTTTGTCGTTGAGGTTTTGTCTTTGATGGCCTCGTTCAGACGCTCGGCCAATTCTGCAACCTTTTCCATAGTGACGACACCAACCTTATTTAATGTGCTAAGGGCAGTATAGCACAAACTGTCCACAAAATCAACAATTTGCAAAGAAAACGTGCAAAAGCGTCCACAAAATGGTTGACAATTGCCCCGTATGGTGGTATATTTAAGTTGTCCACAAAATGGACATTAAAGCGAGGTGAGAACAGTGGAGAACTACCGAGGTTTGATTTTTTCCAAGTACAAAAATATTACAGCGTTCGCGTCTGCCGTCGGCTGGACGCGAAATAAAGCGTCGCGCATTGCAAACGGCATCCAAGAGCCGGACGCGGAAGATATGGAAAAAATGGCCGATGCCTTGGGCATCAACTCCCCCGAACAGTTCATGCACGTTTTTTTTAGGCAATTGTCCACAAAATGGACGCTGAACGATGCGAGTTAAGATGACGCCAATGAATAACCATGAAGACCAAAAAATCCCAGGCAGGCAGATGCAAGCAACACCGTGTCCAACATGGACACAAGGGAGGTAATACCATGCCAAAAGAAAAAGAGGGCTACCGCGATGCGCTGGAACGCATTCGCAACGAGGCATCAGGCGAGCTGGTGACAGTGGCTGAGGCTGCGCACATCGTTTATGGCACCGACCCGTGGGCGGCGCGCAAGGTTACGGCCAACATTCGCGGCTGGATCGGCCAGGGCAGGGATAAGCGTATTCCCGCCACTGCGCTGGCCCGGCAGATCTGTTGAGCAGGGGAGGGATGGAGCAGATGACGCCGGAAGATCTGGCCTGGGTACAGACCCGGCTGAAAAACTGCACAAACGTCCGCCACCAGCTAAAAATCTGTGCGGAATGTCTATGCACAAAAGAATCTGATCTGCTGGTGCGCCTGGGGTATGGCAGCATGGATGAACTCTGTGCAGCATATCCTGTGCGGCGCGTCAGCCTGCTGCCCAAGCGTGTCCGCAACACGGTGCCGCCGGAGGCAATGCTGGAGGGCGTGCTGTGTTACTACGGCGGATTTGACCTTGACGCCGTGCGAAAGATGCTCGGCTGCACGCAGGATATGGCATCAGCAACCGTCAGGTGCAGAGTGTACGACTGGCGGCAAGAGCACCCAGCACTTGCCGCTGGAATGCCGCCCAAACGACCGAAACCAAAAGAGGGAGTAAAAAGCATGAAAATGACCATTGACAAAAAGGGCCTGCCGGCCTACGCATATGCCAGGAGCCGCTACACCAACAACATTGTCCGCGTGGTACGCGGGGAACGCGCCCTGTTTGGCGTTGTCAGCCAGGATTGCGTGGATGCCCTGAACAATGCGGCAGGCGTTACCCGCGCCCAGGCTGCTGCCATGTACGGCGGGGCCATGTACGGGTGGAACAGCCCCATGGCTGACCCCAAGAATTACAGTGATACAGGCTCATACATCGGGCCGGAAATGGAGAATGCAAATGGAGAAGAGTGATAACACCAAAAACCTGGCCTTGCTGGCAAACAATGAGATCAACGTCAGCGTTTTGGAAGTGGCCGCTGAGGGCGTGCGCGTTAAGCTGTGGCCGAACGCGGACGCTGTGCGCGCGCACCTGGAAGAGGCCACAGCACGCCTGCCCGGCGGGCTGAAAGGCTACAGCGTGCGGCACTATGTATGCGGGCGGTATCTGTACTGCGCCATTGCCCTGGGCGACATCACAAAAGACGCGCCCTGCCCGGCAAGCTACCAGGTCAACACGGACAGCTACCTGAACGAGGCAGAGGGCAGCCTGGTTGCCGCTGCTGCAGAGTGGAGCATTGGCAAAGGGGTGCTTGCCCTGCCGCCGCTGCGTATCAGCAAGGACCGCGTGCAGATCAACCCGGTGGCAGGCCGTGACGGCAAGACAATCCACCACTACACACTGCCCGACCGGCTGACCGTGGCAGATATCCGCTATAACGATGACTACAGCGTGGCGGCTGTCCAGCTGCGCAAGGCATCGGACGGGGGGCTGATCGAATGGCAGGCAAAGTGATTGCCCACCTTGTGGGGTGGTATATCCCCAACGGGCAGCCAAACGCCAACGGGATGGATGGACTGACCATTGATGGCGGGTATCTGCTGGAAGCCCAGCGCATGCACGCCGAATTGGAGCGCCGCGCCCGCGGGCAGCCGTTGGCCGTGGAGATCGACATCAAACCGGTGCGGGATAAGCGCACGCTGGATCAGAACCGGCTCATGTGGGCCCTGCTTAACAGGCTGGCCCTGGCATTGAGCGGCGATATCCCCGGCGGGGTAACGGCTGAGGAATGTTACCTGGATCTGCTGGCAGAGTTCGGTGCAGAGGTTGAGACCTGGCGCGTGCCCGCCAAAGCGTTACCGGCGCTGCGCAGCGCCTACCGCGTGGTACAGATGGTTGAACTGCTGGACAACGGCGAGTGCATTGTCAAGGTTGGCGTGGGCAGCTCCAACTTTGACCGCGCCCAGATGCGGGATTTTATTGATCGCATTTTTGACCGGCTGTACCAGGCAGGCGTGGACGATGTCGAAACCACCCAGCAATACCGGGATTGGAGGCGGGTGGATGAATTGCACTAAGTGCGGCAGCAGCCAGGTACATGTGACGGATACCCGCGCCAAGGGCACGCGGTGCATCTATCGCAGGCGGCACTGTCTGACATGCGGCAACCGCTGGACAACGCTGGAGCTGCCCGTGGGCGACCTGCGGCAGGCTGTGGGCGTGATCAACGGCCTGGAGGGGCGCAAACATGGCAAAAAGCATCCTGCAAAGTGAGCGCGAATGCTACCTATGCCGCAAATGGTATAACCTGCACACCACGCGGGGGCTGGAAGAACATCACATCCTGTTTGGCCGCGGGCGGCGGGAACTGTCCGAACGGTACGGCCTGAAAGTATGGCTGTGCCATAGCCACCACAATGAGCCGCCGCTGGGGGTGCATTTTGACCCGCAGGCCCGGCGGACCTTAGAACGGGCAGCTCAAGAAGCATTTGACAATCTCCACGGCCCCGGCAGTTTTGCCGGGGTGTTTGGAGAAGATATATAGGGAGGGAGTACAATGTCCCAAATCGTGAACAAAAAAAGCGTGCTGGAAATGGCGATGGGCGCGATTGCCGAAATTACGGATTATGAGGTGGAGCGCGTTGTGGCCAACATTATGGACCCCAACACCGCCGCTAAGGCAAAGCGCAAGATCACCATCACACTGACCTTTACGCCGGATGACTACCGCCAGCAGATCGGCATGGATGCGCAGGCGAAAACCAGCCTGGTGCCGGTGCAGCCGGTGCGCACAAACCTGTGCATCACTAAGGGCCGGGATGGTGAGCTGCTGCTGGCAGAGATGACCCCGCAAGTCCCCGGCCAAGTAGATATGGACGGGGTGGAATCCCCTGAACCTGCCATTGCCCGCGTAGGCCGTGGCACATGCTAAAAGATAGGAGATACAGAGATGGAAGTTAGCTTTTTGAAAGACGCTATCAACCGCATTGCCGAGATGGCACAGCCTTTTGTGATGGAGGTTGATGGGCGCAAGTATTGTTCCGCCAACATGTGCGAGGTTGAGGGCCAGGGCGAAAAGCCGTTACCCTACCGGGTAGACACCCTTGACGCCCTGATCCAGCTGATCCGGACAGAGGGGGTGAAAACCTACGAAAAGTTGTTTGTGCGCGTGAAAGACCCCCACACGGTGGTTGTTGACAGTGGTTATATTACTACATCGCGGGAGTTTTACGACCGCGCCTCTCTCTATCAGGCTGTCACGGATGTTCCGCCGGTTACATATGGGCGCGCGATGGACGCGGAGCGGGCCGTAATTGAGCTGCAGAGCTTGTACGCGGCCACGAGGGACAGGGATTATCTGCTGGCGCTGTTGAGCCATATCGACACCAGCCAGGGCGTGTCCACTATGGACAACGGCGTTACCCAGGAAGTAAGCGTGCGCCGCGGCGTGGCGCTGAAAGAACAGCAGACGGTGCAGCCCATCGTACACCTGCAGCCTTACCGCACGTTCCTGGAGGTAGCACAGCCCGCCAGTGACTTCCTGCTGCGCATTGATAAGGACGGCCACCCGGCCCTGTATGAGGCGGACGGTGGAGCCTGGAAGCTGGAAGCCAAGCGCAGCATTGCCGCCTATCTTGGCGGACAGCTGGCCGATCTGGTGGAAAGCGGCAACGTGGTGGTGATGATCTGATGCTTAACGTAATTGCATTGCAGGGCCGCCTGGTGCGTGATCCGGAGCTGCGGCAGACCACAACCGGCAAGCAGGTGGCAACCTTTACCCTGGCCTGTGACCGTGGGCGGAGAGACGCCAGCGGCAAGGCTGTGGCGGATTTTATTCCCGTCGTTGCGTGGGAACGTGCGGCGGAGTTCGCCTACAAGTGGTTCTCCAAGGGCATGATGGTAGCGGTTGATGGCAGACTGCAAAGCCGGACGTACCAGGCAAAAGACGGAGCAAACCGAACTGCCATTGAAGTGGTAGCGGGCAACCTTAATTTCTGCGGCAGCAAGGCAGATAACGCCGCTGCTGGTGCCCAGACGGCTATGGAACCCGCCGCACAACCACGGGCAGCGGCACCGGCATATAGTCAAGGCCCAACCGATGATTTTGCCCCGATTGAGGATGATGGGGACCTGCCGTTTTAACTTTTGATAACATAACCTTGCGGGGATGCGCTGCGAAAAGCAACGCAGTGCATCCCTTTGTTAAGGTTAGCCTTTTTTAGGGGGCCCAAAATGGAAACACCAACATTCTACGCGATTCTGCCCGCAAGCGTCAGGTATGATGCGAGGCTCAAAGCTACAGAAAAAATCCTGTATTGTGAGATCACATCGCTGTCCAACGCAAAAAAGTATTGCCATGCAGGCAACAACTATTTTGCGACACTGTACGATGTGGACGAACGTACCATCCGGCGCTGGCTCCACAACCTGGAGGAACTGGGTTATCTGCTGATCGAATACGAGAAGCAAGGGGACGGCCAGCAGCGCAGAATTATTCCGCTGGACAACGCCCCGGCGGGCGTTCCTGAAATGTCCGCCCCGGACAAAATTGTCCGGCCCACCCGGACAGAAATGTCCGGAATCCCCGGACAAAATTGTCCGCCAAAATATTACAAGAATAATAATACAAGAGAGAATAACGCGGGCGCGCGCGCGTGCGTGAGCGACATCATACAGCAGGCGTTCCCAGATGACAGCGATCTGACCAAGGCGCTGACATCGTTTGCGGAATCACGCAAGGCGGGGAAACATCCGCTAACCGTGCGTGCTGCGGAGCTTGTATGCAGCAAGCTGAGACAGCTGGCCGATGAAGCAGACGTGCGTGACCGTAGTGGGTACATGATCGCAGTGCTGGAGCAAAGCATCTTGCGCGGGTGGGAGGGCTTGTTCCCCCTGAAAGATGACTTCGTGGATCGTCCCCCGGTGCAGCAGCCGGAGAATACCGCGGACGAACCCAGGAACATTGCATCGGGCGATGATATTCTCAACTATCTGTGAGGGAGTAACATGGAGATAAGCCATCAGCAACTTAACCAGCGGGCATTTTTAGGGGCCGCGCTTGTAGACCCGGCGGGCGCGCATGAGTATATTCTCAAGCTGACGCCGGGCATGTTTGACGAGGGAGCCTGCCGCGATACGTTCGCGGCAATCCAACGGCTGACCTATGCAGGGGAACCGGTGGACCCTGTGACGGTGGTTAATATGGCCACATCAGCAACGTTGTCTGCCGATAATCTCAAGCGCAACATCATGCAGATGGCCGAAACATGCCCATCCATTGCCAACGTTGGCAGTTATGCTGCGCAGATCGTGGAAGATTACCGGTATCAGCTAATCCAGGCCGATCTGCTGAAATGTATGGCCAAGGATGCAATGGATGCAGACAGCGTGTGTAGGCAGCTAAGACGCACGCTCTCCATGCAGGATGCAATTCGCAACACGCAGGAAGATAGCACAGCCCGCGATTTTGACGCGGTTCTGGATTCTGCCTTGGCGCAGCTGGATGAACCAGATAACAGCCTAAAGCTAGGGTGGCCGGAACTTGACCGGTTTGGAGTATTCCACCGCACCCGTGTTTGCGTGGTGGCCGGGCGGCCTGGATGCGGTAAAACGGATTTTTCGCTTAACTTGGCATCCAGGCTAAGCAAGAAATACCGGGTATACTATCTCACTCTGGAAGAGACGGCAGAGGCCCTGATGAATCGGATGCTGTCGAAAGTATCCCGCATTGATTCCGGCAAAATTACAAATAAACAACTAAATAAACGGGAGCACAGAATCGTTGACAACACCGCGGGAGCTCTCCGGCAGCACCATAACATGATGCTGGATGCGGACAGCAACCTGACCATTGATGGGCTGGAAGCCAAACTGATGCAATATAAGCCGGACGTGGCATTTGTGGACCACATCGGCCTGCTAAGCCCGACCGATCCGCGCCAGACAGAATACCAGCGGATATCTGAAATAACCCGGCGGCTCAAAGTTGCAGCTATGAAAATGGGCATTGTGATTGTGGAGCTGTGCCAGATCAGCCGATCGGGCGTAAAGGGCAGCACCGAAAAATTCTGCAACTTGGAAGATTTGCGAGGCAGTGGCACGATCGAACAGGATGCCAACAGTGCAATCTTCGTGGAGAACCGCCGCCCAGAGGATAGCCAGGAACTACGCGGGTATAGTGCATACCAGAAAACGGCCATCATGTACGCCAAAAACCGTGAGGGCCCAACCGGTGTGGTGGCTATGCGGTGGCAGCCACAGTATCACGACTGGCAGCCAGCACCCAAAGAAAATTATGACAAGATGGATCAAGCAAGTTTTTGATAACAGCCTAAAAAGGCAAGGGAGTAACGAATTATGATTAGTATTGCAATTATCAACCTCAAAGGCGGCGTTGGAAAGAGCGTTACCGCCTGTAACCTGGCAGCGGAGCTGGCAGCCATGAGCTGCAGCGTGCTGGTTGTTGATCTGGATAAGCAGGGCAACACAAGTAAGTTTTTTGGTGTGCTGGACTATGAGCGCCCATCTGTGGCAGAGGTCATGTTGGGCGACTGCAAAGCGGCAAATGCCATTGTGGAGGAAACCGGCGTGGTAGGAATCCAGCTGCTGCCCTGCGATATGCGAATGCTGAAAGCCAACCGGTCCATCTTGATGGACACCACAGAGCCACAGCAATTCCGCCTGCGTGACGCCCTAGAGAACCTGGCGGGAAACTATGAGTATTGCATCATGGATTGCCCGCCGGACCTGGACATGGGCAGTATCAACGCACTGTGTGCTGCGGACTGGGTTATTATCCCGGTGGATTGTGACGAATGGGCTTGTGACGGCATGAAAGAAATTGTGGATCAGATTGAACGTGTGCAGATGTACTACAACCCACACTTGAAGATCATGGGAACCATGATGACCAAATATCGCCGCACCCGTTATGCAGCTGATGTGATCCGGCAGCTTAGAAGCTCTGGCGCTGCAATCCCAATGATGGATACGGTGATTCGCTACACGGTCAAGGTTGGCGAGGCCAAAAGCGTGCATAAACCATTGCGCGAATACTGCCCCGAATGCACAGCAGCGGCGGATTATAAGGCGCTGGCGGAAAAGGTTGAAAGCATTGTGTCCAACGTGGACACTAAGGAGGGCTAAACGATGAGCAAGGGATTTTCGATCAATGATATTCTGGGCAGCCAATCAGCACCGGCTGCCCCGGCGGGCCTGAAAATGCAGAATAGTGAGGTGAACTATGATTACTTATGATGGACTGTTTCGGCAGTTATACAGCCAGGGGCACAACAAATACTGGTTAAGAAAGAACGGCATAAGCCCATCGGTCCTAGGAAAACTAGATAAAGGCGGCGGATTGGATTATCGCACAATCAATAAATTGTGTGCTCTGCTGAATTGCCAGCCCGGTGATCTCATGGAATACGTCCCCGATGTTGCGCAAGGTGACAGCGCAGAAAACGACACATAAAAAATAAGCGGCGGGCTATCCATGAAAAAGAGAAAAGCCTGCCGCTTTTATTATGGATTATTTAATTTGTCGGTCAGTTGTCTTTGCCGATCTGCTTAATAACCTGATCCGCGCCGGTAGCCGCAAGGCCGGAAACAATGCCCACGGCCAGGGCGGTCAACGGATCCGCGGCGGGAAAGTCCGGCACGTTGATGTACATGGCGGCCACCCCCAGCAGGCCGCCAAGGGCGCCGCAGATGGACGGCAGCCATTTGTTAGCAAGCGGCGTTTGTTTGACCGCTGTTGCCGCCAGGTAGCAGATAACCGTAATCGCCGCCACCCCTGCCATACCAAAAGATGCAAAATCCATGAGTTTTTCCTCCTATGTATTCGTGTTCAAGCGGTTTTGTTCTCGAGATCGGTGATGCGGTGGTTTGCAACCTTGATTTGTTCTTCCAGCACCGGTACACGTTGGGCAAAATTATTGTGGGCACGGACTTCACGGGTCAGCTCTTCAATTTTTGTATCGGTCACGGCTTGCGCGGTGGCCATCCTCTGCTCTGTGCGCCGCTGCCCGGCAAGATTGGTAATAATAACGCCGATAAGGCTCAACCCGCCAGTAATCAGCGCAACAACAATAGCATCCACCAAATCACTCCTCCACATATTCGGCCTTGTACAGCCCTGCATCAATCAGTTGCAGCTCTGCACACTTGCGCATAATGTACCAGGCGTCGCCGCTGGATACCGGGCCGATGTCCAGCATCCACTGGTTGCCATCCGCACAGGTTTCGCGGTACAGGCCCGCCGCGATCAGCCCCAGCCCCTCGCACAGGGCGCGGATGGTGCTGCGGTCGCCGCTGGAGATACGGCCAATGGTGATTTGCTGCTTGTCCAGCTTGTTGGGGGTGGTGTCCTCCGGGGTGGGCGCGGTGTGGCCCTGCAAGCCTGCCTGGATCATCAGCTGCTCATAGTCCTTGTATACCCTGTTGCAATCCAGGCTGGTGCCGTAGCCGGGCACGCCCAGAGCGTTGCGGCTGCTGTACTGCCAGATGCCATACGGCAGGGGGCAGGTGCATGTGCTGCCATACTGGGCAACCCAGATATCGTATTTGGACAGCGCCTTGTAGTCCAGGCGGTTGCGAATAAAATTGCAGCTAGCATACAGGATGCCGTAATACCCTGCGGCCTCAATCTCCGACAAAAAGGCCTGTACAAGTGCTGTGCGCTGCGCGTTGGTCAGGCGCAGGATGCACGGCTCGTACTCGATATCATACGCCACCGGCAGGCACAGGTGCTTGCCCTTAATCGCGGCCAGGCAGCAGCGGGCCTCCTGGCGTGCCTCCGCCGGGGTGCTGGCATAGCTGTACCAGTACACGCCGTACTGGATGCCCAGGCGGGTGCACTCAGCGGCGTTGCGCTCAAACTGGGGGTCAACCTGACTGCTGTAACGGCCATACCCGGCGCGCAGCATGGCGTGGCGGATGCCCTTGCTGTAGGCTGCCTGCCAATCAAATTTGTTTTGGTGTTTCGATACGTCGATTGCATAATACATGCGCTTCACTTCCTCTGTGTGTTGTATGCTGCTGTAACTGCCCAGCTTGACCGCACTGCTGGCCGTGCTGAAATCAGCATCCAGCCAGTTCAGCGGGTTGGTACGCTGGCCTTTCCAGCGCACTTCAAAATGCAGGTGTGCTCCATAGCAGTTGCCGGTATCGCCGCTGTAGCCGATCAGCTGGCCTTCCTGCACCTGCTGCCCCTGCGCCACGCAAAGCTGGCTCAAATGGGCGTACAGCGTTTCCAACGTGCCGTACTTGTAGGTCGTGTGGCGCAGCTTAATCATGTTGCCATAGCTGTTGGTGTCGCCCTGGGTGCGCTTGCCATTCCAGTGGTACGCGATTGCAACCGTGCCACCCTCTGCGGCGTATACCGGCGTGCCTACCGCCGCGCGGAAATCCAGCGCCCGGTGCAGGCTGCCATCATTGTAGAGCCAGCCCGCGGTGATGATGTGCTGGGCCAGGGGCCAGTGAAGCAGAACGTCTTCGTTTGAAAGTCTCATGATTTGTTGTCCTTATTTTGTCCTCTTCCATATCCATACCGATAAATAAGGCGGCATGTTGTTGTGGGCTGCCCCGGAACCGCCGGAGGCGACTGTTACGGTTTTGGATTCCCAGTTCGGAATACCCCAGCCACTTGATTGCGTTTGGACATACGCATCCGCAGAGCTTCCGGTTTTGGAGCGTATTACGTTGCTTCCGTTGGTCACAGACAACGAATAATTCGGTAGCTCGCTTTGTGTAAGCTTATGGGTGAATTCACCCCCAGTACCACCTGCGGGATAACTGCTGGAAGCAGCAAACAGGAAAGTATCAGATATTCTTTCCCACGTGCCACCAAATAGATTTGCCGGGCTTGTACTGTTTACGCTCATGTAAATGCTGCCAATCGGCCAGGCTGCAAGTTTTGCTTCCGCGATGGCCGCCTTCACCGCCGCCGGTGTTGCTGCAATCCCACCACTGGTTGAACTGGTTGAACTGGTCGAATCGCTCAGCTTCACGCCGCCCGTGGTCGAAGCATTACCTGTCGGCAGTGTGTACTTGGTGTCGGTTGTTGGCGGTGTATACCCCAAAGCACTTGTCACGTTCGCCTTTGTCAGGCTGATCGTACCGGAACTCACCGTGATGTTGCTCCCGATTTTCACCCCGCCCAGGGTTGAACTGGTAGCGGCAGGCAGCGTATAGGTACTGGAGGAGGCTGGTGTCATATAAATCTGGTTCGCATTCAACGTTCCAGAACTTTTCGCATTGTTGTACTGGCTTTGTGATAGATAGTTAATCACCAAACTGTCCAGCTTTGTATCAGTTGCCATGATCATATACCTCTCGTCACAATCGCGCTGATTGCGGATAGTCCACTCGGCAGCCCAGTCAGTTTTCCGTTGCTGATGCTTAGGCTCAGGTTGGTGCTGCTTGGGCCGCCGTATATGGCGCTCTTGTGGTACTTGTCGCCCTCAAACGCGACCAGGCTCGTAGTCTGCCCGCCCCAGCCGCCGGAACTGGTTATGGTGCCATAGCCCCAAATCTTAATGGTTCCGCTGGCGGTCTTAAAATTCACACTGGGGTTGGTGTCCGTAATGGCATAAGCCTCCACATTGTTATTGCCATTGCCGCCGGAACTCCCGCCGCCGGTATAAGTACCTGTCACACCAAAAATGCTCACACCGCTCTTAATGTTCCCGGCCACCAGGTTTGCATCGCCCTTGATTGTTTGTGTCCCGCTCAGGTATTGCCCAGATGCAATGCTCTGGTCGGTTGTCTTCGGGATGTAAGTTGCTGCGCTTTTTTTGGTCACATCACTGCCAATATAAGTGCTCGATATCGCATTCACGGTCACTTTGCTCAGTCCGTCATATCCGCTGTCCGGGCTTACCGTCTGGGTGCTCTCGCTGGGCGTAACCGTTTTGGTCTGCAAGTTTGGTGTGTTTCCGCCACTGCTGCTCCCGGCATAACTGCCTGTCACATTAAAAATCTTTACACCGCTCTTAATATTGGCCGCAGTCAAATTGCTGTCACCCTTAATCGTCTGGGTTCCATTCAAATACTGGCCGGATGCAATGCTCTGGTCACTCGTTCCCGGCGTATAAGTCGCAGCACTTTTTTTCGTCACGCCGCTTCCTACATAAGTTTTTGATACTGCATTCACTGTAACCTGGCTCAAACCATCATAGCCATTGTCGGCCTTAACCGTCTGTGCGCTCTCACTGGGGCTTACGGTCTTGCTCTGCAAACTCGCCCCACTTGCACCACCCGTCACAAAGCCGCCCTGCATATCAACGGCATTGCTGCCTAAATACACACCCATGCAGCTGTCACCACCTTCTGAGCGTAACGCTTGTCGCGCCAACGCTGGCTGCCGTTATGTCAATGGTTTTTGCGCTGCTGCCGTCCCATGCGCCCTGACTGGTTCCGTTCAGTTTGATGGTCAGGCTGTTATTTAGTTTTTCGGCGCTTGTTGCGGAGCCGCCTGCGTTGCTGGAACCGGCATAGTTTGTGGTTCCGGTGACTTTGGCCCCTGTGGCACTGTGGGCAATTACCCCTTTCGGCAGGTCGGCAGCCCGCACCGTATCGCCGGTCAGGTCGAGGACAACTTCATCATTGATAACAACCTTGTTGACCGCCATGCTCAGCCTCCGATCGTCAACGTCTGGCCGCCAGCCGCATTATCAACGTATGTGGCCGGGATCGCCTGCACAGTAACTTGAGACAGGCAGTTATACGCTTTGTCGGGCAGCACAACCTGCTGCTCAAAGGTCGGCGTAACGCTCTTGGCCTGCGGCTTCATACCTTCGCTGCCGCTCATAGAGCCTTTCACGCCCAGGACCGTAACGCCCTCGCGGATATTTGTGGGCACCAGCTTGGCCTGTTCGGTCGCTGCGATGGTCACCCCGCCTGCGCCATCGTGGAAGCCCATGGGGATGGTGTACTTACCAGAAACGGTGCTGATTTCACCGTTGACTTCGCCGTTGTTGGGCATCGTGCCAGTCATTTTGGCGCCACGCGCGTAGAATGTTTTACCGTTCAAAACCTCCGCCACAGCTGCGGTGGCATCGCTGGTATCCGCGTCTTTCGTGCTGGTACCGGTAATAGGGGCGCCGGACTTGTCGTGCGCCGTGATACCTTTTGCCAGCTTGTCCGGGGTTACAGTGTCTGCGGTAAGGTCCAGCTTGGTCTCCTTGCCAATAACCACCTTGTTTACGTATTTATTGGGCATTGTAGTACTCCTCTCCTATAATCAGTGTGTAGCCGCTTGAATCGTTGGATACCTCGTACTGTGGTATCTTGCGGATTGTCACGTCTTTCTGCATCAGTTTTTTCGCCGTGGGCAAAACCTGCGCCGTAAACAACGGCGTGATATCATACGGCCCGCTATACTCCGGCGCACTAACCACTGCGGTGCCGGTCACGTCCACCCGCACGGGTGCCGCTCCGGCAATGCGCACCGATACGGCGCTCTGTTGAGCCACTCGCACCTGGATCATGAGCCATCCGCCTCCTGGAATAAGGTCGGGCTCATTTTAAGAGCCAGGATCTCAGTCTGCGGCTGATCAGTGCTGTCCCGCAATGTGATGCGGGTGTCCATGTACAGCGTCTCGCCGCCCATGAATTTGTATGTCTCCGCCCGCGTCCAGGGAATAAGGATGATGTTCTGCCCTTCCTGCCGGGTGCAGTCATCCGGCCAGGTATTTGTTTTGATGGCCGGGAAGCCTTTGCAGCTCTTCTGTTTGAACACAAATTCGATCCGGCTTACCTCGTCCAGGCTCATGCCGATTTCAACCGGCAGCGCAAATTGCGTTCCCTGTTTCATTCGTTTTTCTCCTCAGCGCCTTAATTCGGCATTTTTTCTTCCTCTGTTTTCGGAGTTTCGATGTTTGCCGCCGCTGCTTCTTCCGCTGCCATGTTCTCGCGCACGGCATTCAAAACGTTCTCCAAAATCAACTCCGTCACGGCAAACGGCAGCGTTGCTTCGTTAATTGCAGCAATAACTTTGCGTTTGCACTCTTTAATGCGTTTGTTGTCAGTCATGGGGCATCCTCCTTACAGCCGCGCGTTTACGGCGTTTTTCAGTGTGGCAATGGCGGCCAGAACCTCTTCGTCCAGGGCTACAAAGGACCCCCGGTTGTTCTGGCTGGTGATGTTACCGCTGCCGTCCAGTTCCATGTAGGTGTAGCTCACTCGCTCGCCTTCGGCGGTGGTCACGATTGCTACTGCGCTTAATTTCTTCATATTTCACTGCCCTCCAAATCATCTAATAGTGTATCAACGGCCTGTTTGGCGCCGGTGTCCATGGTCAGCAGGTCAGCTGCGGCATCGGTGCTGGCCTCCTGCGCTCTTGCGGCGGTGCTGGCGGCAAGCTCAACGCCCGCCGGGGTACCAGCGGGATAGCTGCTGTCACTGCGATCGGCATAGCTGCCCTCATAGCCGCGCTGGGCGGCCATGCAGAGCCATGCAAATTGCTGACCTGGTGCGCCGTGTATAATGGCATACTGGCCGCAGTTTTCGGCCCAAATGTGCCCGGTGCCATCGCAATCCGTCAGCAGCCAGGCGGGCTGCCCGTGTTGGGCGATGGTCTCCGCATAGCGCGGGTCAAGGGCAATCAGGCACCAGCCTTCGGGGCCGCACTGGCCCTTGCCCCAATCGGCAAAGGTTGGCAGCGGCGTTTCAAACGCGGCCATTTTCAGCGCGCCGAAGCTGGTAGGCACCACACGGGATTTCTCGCCCCAAACGTCCAGGTTGTGCACGTTGAGCTTGCCGCTCACGCCAACGCGGGTGGTATTAAAGTCGGTGTCGCTGTCATCAGATCGGTTGTAAGTAACCTGCATACCGACATACGTTGACGGGTTCAGCCCGTCAACCCAGCCATAGCTCATGTACTTGCTGCTTGCGCCAAAATAGGACCGCCCGGCTTCCGAGTACAGCACGCCGGTCAGACCGATGCTGCCGGTGTTGATGGTGGCATACCAGGCAATATGCCTGTTGTCGATGTACACACGCTCACCGGCCTCGGTGCCCATACGTATCCAGGCGTTGTCCAGATCGTACACCGTGTTGTACTTTAGGTTGTGCAACTGGCCTGTGGTGATATTGCCGCCGTTGATGATCGTCTTGTCCTGGTTCCAGGTACTCAAATCCGAAAATGTCACCACGCCGGATAGGTTGATCTGTGCGCTGGTGATCTCTGTTCCGCCTGCCGTCAGCTTGATGGTGCTGCTGGTTCCGCTTGTGCTGGCCGTCAGCTTAATTTCGCCCACCGTCTGCTTGATCTCGGTTTTGGTTTCGGCGGTGGTTAAATAGTCGCCGGTGCTGGCCGTCCAGGCAGTGGGGGCGTTGCCCATCTGCACCATGGGGTGCATGATGGTCAGATCGTTGGTAACGGTGGCAAAGTCATCGGCAGTGCTCACAAACAGACCGTCTGCATAGCCGTCCGCGGTCGCTGTGAACGCCGCCCAGCGCAGCTTCCAGCCGTTGTCCAGCTCAATGTCCTGCTGGGCCTGCTTGAATGCAGAGTCGTAATAGCTTTTTGTCCCGCTGGAGGATTTGGTCTCGAACTGCAAAAATAGGCTGTCCGTGCCGGAGTTGAGCTTGTACAGTACGCTGGCGCAGTAGGTCATGCCCTTGGCAATCACCAGCGTTTTGTCCGCGCCAAAGTGAAAGCGAGTGTTCTGCGCCTTATTGGTCACTCGGACGGATTCACCGCTGATCGTGTATGTTCCTTTTTTGCTCAGGTCATTGCCGCCTGCATCCAGGGTCGCATTGTTCCAGTCGTCGGTGCCCACAATAATATTGTTGCCGCCGGTGATCCGCTGCGTTACCGTCTGGGTAATGCTGTCGGCTTTCTGGTCAATCGCGGATACCGATTCTTTAACGGTTTTGAATTCCTGCTTTGTGCTGTCCAGGTCGTTGGAAATGGTTGTGGTGGTTTCTTTCAGGCTGCGGACTTCCGTTTTGATTTCATCCGCCGATTGGGAGATCAGGCTTTTGGCGTTTTCCTCTGTTATGTAGTCCCCGCTGCTAGCTGTCCACGCGGTCGGCGCATTGCCGTATTGCAGCATGGGGTGCAACAGTTCAAACTTGTTGGTGTAGTTGCCTGTTCCTGCGTGGGTAGAGCCGCTGCCGATATCCACCCATTTTACGATAGCGTCGCTGGATGGTGTCCACAGCCCGTACCGCAGCACCCAGCCGTTTGTCTGCTTAATTTCGATCTGGTCAGCAGCTTTGATGACCGCCCACGTATTGTTATAATTGATTTCCATGCACAGCTCATCCGTGCCGGAAACAGGCTTGTACATAACGGACAGGCACATGGTAACGCCCGCTGACACATGTTCGTTCACCGTCTGCCAATGGAAATACCGATTGGAGTTTGCGTTTGTTACGGTCGCGCTGCCGGTATCGTTGTACGTGACCGAACTGCCGCTGACCGCGTTGCCTTGCAGCTTGGCGTTCTTGAAGCTCTCACTGCCCAGGATCAGGTTGCCGCCGCCGGTGATTTTGGTGCTTTGGGTCATCTCGCTTTTGATCTGCTTTGCGGATTCATTGATTTTTGCGTCAACAGTTTTCCCATCATAGATGGTTTCGGAGTTGATCTCTATGCTTTTGGCGTTAATCCGCAATTCGCCGCTGACCAAATCCAGATAGAACGCATCACCTGTCTGCGATTTCAGGATGCCCGCCTTGATGATCTCTGCATTAAGGGTGCCTGTTGTCAAAAAGTCTGCATTGATGGCACCGTCCATTGTGGCTGCAAGGCGGTAAGGGCCGGCATAGCCAGTGGACGAATAGCCCCACCCGGATAGATTCCATCTCCACACCTTGGTGGCAGTGTTTATATCGGGTTGATCCATTACCAGCAGCTCGTCCGGTGTATCATTGCCAGCCGAACTGTGCAGCACCACATACCCACCAAGGTTGCCCGTTATCAGCTTTGTCGCCTGATCTACTGCCTGCTGCAACGCAGACTTTGTTTTGTCAACCTCGGTCTTTGTGCTTTTTTCAATGCCGACAATGGTGCTTGCCAGGTTGCTTCTCGGTGTTCCAAGCTCAACGCTGTCATACCTGTCCAGCAGCACATTGTAAGTAGTTTTGATAACTTTGGCTGTTGCATCAACCCCCAGGCGTTCAAATGTTACATGTACGGTATCGCACAATCCCACGCGCTCCAAAAGCGCTTTGCCTTTGTACTCCACGGTTTGCTCAAGCTGCGCATAGCTCAGTTTAAGGCTTACTTTCGGTACACCGATTTTGTTCGCCTTAATGTAGCTCAGCGCGGACTGTTTGAGTTGTTCATCCGTAGGCCGCTCTGTGTAATCCTGGCTGAGGTCCAGCAGCAGCACGCGCGTAAAGCTGTATTGGTTTTCAGGCACATCTACCACAGGGCCCGTGCTTATCTGTGTAACAGCACCGGCGCTGTCAGCCCAATACGGATACACGCCGGTATACACATTAGTGCAGTTTTCTTCCTGGGTGAGGTCTGTCAGGTTTTTCCCGTAACGGATGCTAACTCCCCTGTCGGTGCCGCGCTCACTGTGGAGTTTTACGGTGTAGTTGTCCCACTCGTATTCTCCGCCATATACATCCAGTATGCTGCCGTCTATACCGCCCAACAGGCTGCGCAAGCTGCTGGGCACCGGCGCTGCAAAATCAGCAGTGGTTGATAAGTCCGTCCAAAACTCAAACGGGCATTCCACGGTTGCCTGGCTTTTCAGCCTGTCCAGCGCTTGTGCCGCCGTTCCTGCCGTGTACGGTGCTACTGGTATGCCGCACAGATCATAGCTAATATGCTGTGCGCTGATTATAACCTGCCCATTGATGGGGCGGCTAATCTTGTACACTCGGAAATACTGTTCTTCACTATACGGGTTAGGCTTGGCGCAGATCAGGCCGCGCAGGGTCAGTTCGCTATAGTGCTGGCCTGATACGGGATAGCCCATTTCAAGCTCATAGCTGCCGTTTCGTTCCTCTGTTACTGTGCAATACAGTGCATCCCGCAGCGCTCCCACGCCGTTGCCTTTGATCTCACTGTCTGCCGCGTAATATCTCGGTGTCATAACGTCCACCACCTAGGCGTAACGGACAGACTGCTGATTCCACCTGTCCAGCTGATTTGCGTTGTTCCGGCTTCTAGAATCGGGAAGTCCGGTGCCGTAATGTATTGGTTCAAATTTTTCCCGTCAGTGTAGGCATCCTGCAGGTTGCAATCTATGGTCATTTGTCCGGTGTATCCCTCTATCGCTACCTGTGTGCTACCCACCTGCAGCTTCGCGCTGCCGGTCAACGTCAACACCAGCACCGGCAGCGCAGGGCACGCCGTTGGATTGCTGAGCTTTCCGCCGCTTTTAACGGTCTGTGCAGTTTCACCTGTTTTCAGGTAGCGTTGCGGCCAACACTCAAATGTCAGTGTGGCTTCACCGCACTGTGCCAACAGGTTAACGTCCCACTCAATATTTCCGCTATAACGGGCCATTCGGTAGCTGTCGGTGTGGTAGCTGTCCTCCAGCCTTGTATATCCAATAGCAGTCAGCAGCCATTCTCTTATGGCGTCAATATGTTGGGTTGCTTTTGCGCCAAACACAAACACTTTGTAGGATACAGATATATTTCTCCAGCGACCATTGTCAACCGTCAGGGTGCCGCTGCGCCCCGGAATTTCAATGTCTTCCGTGTCGCGCTCCGGTGCGTTATAGGCTGCATCGCCGTTGATATACAACCCATACTCCGTGCTTTTATGCCCGTTAAAAGAAAAATACTGTCTCATTCCCACACTGCCCCCGTCTGATCCACTGCGTGCTGGATCTTGTACACCACTGCCTCTGCCAGTTCGTTCACATCTTGCCCTGCAGCAGCGTATACATTCACCGTCACGCCGCCATAGTTGGCGTTGTTCGTTGTATTGTTATTGGTCAGCGGCTGTACCACTGCACGGCCCTGGTTGATGGTAAGCAATTCGGGGCCCGCCTCACCAACAACGGCACTGCCGCGGCTGAGGATACCGCCCTTGGCCAGATACGGTATCTGCCCGATTTCTCCAATGTTTACGCCGGGCAGCTTGTTCACGGTATGGATAACACCGTTAATGCCACTGATAGCTGCGTTCACCAGCCGGATGATAGCGTTAAGCGGCGCTTTGGCAGCCGCTTTCAACCCGTCAAAGATACCCGCAAAAATTTCTTTTACGCCGGTCCAGGCGCGTTCCCAGTCGCCTGTAAACACGCCGCGGATAAAATCAATGATGCCATCAAGGACCTGTTTCACATGATCCCACACGTTTTTTACATTGGCAAAAAACAGGTTAAGTGCTGTGCCCAGTACAGGGCCGAACACGTTTGTCCAGTCTGTGGCAAACACTGCCTGCAAAAAGTCATCCACCTTTTGCAGCAGGGCCTGTATCTCATCGCCCTTGGTGCCCACCAGTGCCACCAGCGCTATAATAGCGGCTGTTATGGCCAGAATAATTGCAATAACCGGGTTTGCCGCCAAAAACGCAAATAACGTAGTCAGAGCACTTGTGATTCCCGGCACCGCTGTGCCGGTTACAAATCCCACAAGCGATCCAGCTATTTTAATTACCATCCCAACGCCGCTTACTATGTTTCCTGTTACGGTAACAACCTTCCCGAACACCAGCAAAGCCGGTGACAGTGCCGCCACAACTGCCAGTACCTGTATGATCGTCTGTTTCTGCCCCTCGTCCAGGCTGTTCAGCCAATCCACAATCTGCTGTGCGTACCCGATAATATCCTTAATCACCGGGATCAGCATATCCCCGAATGTGATTGCTACATTCTGGGCCGAAGTTATCAGTTTCTCTTTCGCCGCCTCTGTGGTATTATCCACCGTTGCGAACGCCTCAGCGGTTTTGCCGCCGCTCTCTGCCATGGCATCCATAGCGGATGTAAAGTCGTCCGCGTGCTGCGTAATCGTGGCAGCTGCTTTGGCCGCTTCCTGGCTGCTGAACATATCCGCCATAGACTTGCCGGAATCCTCCGCCGCCTGCTGCACAATAGCCAGCACATCGCTCAGGCTCTGGCCATCATTCATCAACTCTTTGAAGGATTTGCCGGTTTTCTTTTTCAGTGTATCGCTGACAGTGCTGCCACTCTTGCCCAGCTCATTCAGCATGCCGTTGATATAGGTAGTAGATTCCGCCGTTGCAATACCATTTTTGGTGGTCGTAACGTAAGCGCTGGCCAGGTTGTCCAGGTTCACACCGTACATGGCGGCGGTCGGGATCACCTTGCCCATGCTGCTGCCCAGCTCTGCCACAGTGGTTTTGCCAAGGTTCTGTGCCACGATCAGCCTGTTGGAGATGTCTGCCGCACTGCCGCTGGCATCTCCGTATGCGTTCATGATGGTGGTCAGGGTGTCAATGGATGTTGCGGAATCCGTAAAACCCGCTTTTGCCAGCTGCATGGAATCAGCCACAAACTGCACCGCTTTTTCCGTGTCCTGGCCCGCACTGATAGCGCTGTATGTCGCTTCGGCAATATCGCCGGCGCTGATTCCGTACTGGTTAGATACTTCAAGTATCTGCGCCCTCATAGCATCAGTGGACAGCTTACTTGTATCAGCGATTGTTGCCAGCTTGGCCATGCTTGTTTCAAAATCACTGGCAAGCACGGTGGATGCTGCCCCCGCGCCGGTAATAGCCACCGTTACAGGCGCCAGCTTCTTTCCGGCTCCAGATATTTTGTCTCCGGCATCGCTAATTTTTTCGCCCATGTCGCTGACTTTCTGGCCTGCAATCTGCATTTCCTGGGCAACAACGCCGCCAAACTCTTTGGCTTTTTCCTTGGCAGCATCAAACGCCTGTTGCGCCTCTACCATTTCACGGTTAAAGGCATCCATCTGGCTCTGGCTTATGATGCCATCCTTAAACTTCTGCTGTACCTCTTTTTCGGCGTTTTTTAGACTATCCAGCTTAGTTTTCGTTTCCTCTACCGCGCCGGACAATAGCCGCTGTTTCTGTTCCAGCAGTTTGGTGTTGGTGGGGTCGAGTTTCAGCAGCTTTTCAACGTCTTTCAACTGGCTCTGGGTGTTCTTAATCTGTTTGTTTACGCCGCTCAAAGCCTTGCTCAAGCCAGTTGTATCGCCGCCGATCTGTACGGTAATGCCTTTGATACGGTCCGCCATCTCCACCACCTCCTCACGTTACAATAATAGGGCGTGTCCACTATGGACACGCCCCGCTTAAAACCGGTCAAAATCTTCCTGCGTGGCGCGGATGCTATATTGTTCATGGTCATTGGCGCGTTCAATGAGCATGTCGTATACCATGCCCATTGTCATATCTGCCAGGTCTTCACGGCTTAATCCAAGCTCGGCGCAGCGTAGCATGAAAGTTGCCCCCGTCTCTTCTCGGACGGTAGCTCTCATTTTTTTTTAGGCTTTGCCGTTGTCTGCTGGTTGATTGCCCACAGTTCAAGGATGTGGGGCATCACTGCATAGATGCTGAACGTTTCAAACCCGCTCAGCCATTCATCCGGATCACTCGGCACGGGGTTAGGATCGCCTTGCAGTGCCATGATGTAGGCTGCGTTCTCGAAAATTTCCAGGTCCACCGCTTCCAGCTGGGCATCTTCCCGCTGTTCATCCGTTGCATCATCGGGCAAGCTCACGGCCTTGGCATAGTTCCTGCGCAGCTGGTTCAAGTCACGAATCATATCACGGCCAAACTTATGGCGGTACAGCCTTGGCGTCAGTGCATTCGCAACCAGGGTCACTTCACGGCCATCAATGGTAATTGTTTTCTTCATCGCCAATCGCCTCAGACCGTGCTATCCTTAGTCCACACTGCCTTAGTCCAGTTATTGTACACGGTTTCGGGGGTATCTGCCGTGGTGCTGGCTTTTACGTTGCCATCCGGCAGCGGGCTGGCCGTAATGGTCATCGCCTCGGTATCCGGTTCGCGCTGGTTGTCCTTGTTCTCGCCTGCCACGTTGGGGCGCGCCGCAAGGCAGTTATACAGTACATGGCGGCGGGCGTGGACATCGCCCTGGAACTCGTACAGCAGTGCAAATGCTTTGGGCTGATCGGTTTTCGCGTTCTCCACCAACACCTTGTCTTTGGTGCTTACGGTCTGGCCCAGGTACCGCTCGCGGAACCAGTCAGGGACCATTGCCAACGTCAGATCGCCCTGATAGCCCTGGTTGGAAGTATTAACATAATAGTTGATACCATCCGCGCGCAGCGTGGTTGTATCGCCCTGGGCAGACAGGTCCATGCCTACCGCACCGTACAGGCGCTCCGGAGCGCCGAACGTTACTGCATCGCTATCGTCAAGCGTCAGCGGCGCAACATATACATTTTGCAAGTCATAATGGACCTTGTTTTTTTCGGTTTCTGCCATTATTACACCTCAAATTCGTAGGAACACATCAACATGTGTTCGGTATCAAGATACTGTTCGTTGGTTTTCTGCCAGTGCAGCCCTTGCAGCGCTTTTTCGAGTGCTGTTTCAGCGGGCATATTCTTAGTTTTGCTGTACAGCTCAACCACA